CTAAGAACACGGCCCCCAAAGTAAGCGAAGACCAGTCACGGCTAAATAAGGAGCTTCAATTAAGACGATGGGCTATAGAGGATCATCAAGAAAGAGTTAGGATAATAACAAAAACATCAGAGGTGAAGGATGGAACAGTATATAAATGACGCGGGAAAACTCTGTTTTAAAAAAGTTGAGCCTGATTCAAAGTTTAGCCCCGATTTATTTCACAAGCCCGAGTGGCAACCAAAAGATTACGGTGACGAAAGCTTTGCTTTTCATACAAATCTAGGAAGCATCACAGTCTTAAACAGAATGACAGGATTTGGTCACCGAGACACTGAAACAGGCTTCAGAGACAAAGACGATAACTTTTGGCTAGCGAGCGGTATGTACGATGTAAGAGAAAGTTATTGCAAAACTGTAGGTCAGGCCATCGACTGGATTAAGCAGCGAGCAAATACGTGTGATCCAGATAACAAATAACAAAAACAGCAGAGGTGATTATGCTATCAGATCAACAAATTAAAGATGCAATTCCAAATAGGCAATCATGTTGGACAGATGAATATATGTGTTTTTGGATGGGCCGATTTATTGAACGTGAAGTTTTAAAACAAGTTGAGCAGGAAATTGACAAATTAAAGGCCGATAACACGTTACTAGCCGAAAAGGTGAAAGAGTTAGAGAAAGGCCACGAAGCGGATGCAAGGCAAATTAATTATTTAGTCCAAAGAGAAGTAGAGCTGATTAATAAGATTGCGGAATTCGTAAAAGGTACAAAATTTGGTGGGGAAGGATAATGAATAAACTATTAGCAGGGCTTTTGATAATTATTTCTTGTGAATCAGCTATTGCGGGCAAGCGAGCTAAAGAAATGCATGTGGCTTGGTGTGTAAATATTTGCATGGAGGATATTTTTAAAGATGTTCACAGTAAGGGGGATTCTTGGGGATCTTCTAGTAGCTCAATAAATGGATTTAAGCAGGATAATGCTTTTGTAGAGATTAAAAACTATTGCCAATCTATTTATGAGAAATCTTGTTACGAGGTTCATCGCTCTGCTGGCACCGGCATTCACGGCAATGGCGTTTATTACGCGACAACTGTGTCTAATTAAATAAATAGAGTTAACTTAACTCAAGAAGAGATAAATATAGCTGAAGAATGTTATTAGATAATGGATAAATGATATAATGACCAAGACTAAAGAACAGATAGCCGAGTATATCACCGAATCAAGCGAGATAGAGAAAGCCTTAAAAGCTAAGTCAATTAAGGTATAATAACCAACCAGCAACAACCGAAAGGACTGCATAATGTACGACAAAGACAAGCGACATAAGGTAGAGAAACAATCTACCGATAGAGCAAAAGAGCTTAACAAGGCTTTCAATACACCGCTTAAAGAGAGTCATAACTGGCACGATATAATGAATGGTAGGTATATTTATCCTGTGAATGGTGTGTCTAATGGGGGCTAAGGGTAATAAGTTCTGGGAGATTAGAAGTACTCACGGTAGGAAGCCAATATTCGAGACTTCAGAAGATTTATGGAGGGCATCTTGCGAGTATTTTGAATGGGCTAACGACACCCCTTTAAAGGAGGATAAACTCTTTGCGTTTCAGGGTGAGGTAACTAGAGACACAATCGATTTAATGCGGCCTTTTACTATTAGTTCTCTTTGCATATTCCTAGATATAAGCGATCAAACCCTTGCCGATTACGGTAAAAGAGATGGTTTTATTGGGGTCGTTGACAATATTAAGAAGATTATATACGAACAGAAGTTCTCAGGTGCCGCTACAGGACTTTTAAACTCTAACATTATAGCGAGAGATCTAGGCTTAAAAGACAAGTCAGAGCTAACAGGGGAAGACGGTGGGCCTATACAAACAGCTACTACTTTTAACTTTGTTCCGGTTAATTCCAAAACCTAATGAATGCAATCAATATAGAGTACGTCGACAAGCTTCACCCTGTATTCACTAAGCCTAAGCGGATTAAGATTATCGTTGGCGGTCGTGGATCAACTAAGTCTACGGGTGTTGCTGATTACGTATCAGCTCAAATGACAGTAGGCCAGCTATGGTGCTGTGCGCGTGAGAATCAAAACTCTATTGAGGAATCAGTACACCGAACGATACTAGATGAAATATCACGTTTAGAGATTCCAAACTTCGAAGATACTAAGACTGCTATCAGACATCTACCGTCTGGAGGTCGTACCTTTTACCGCGGGCTAGCTAGAAACATCACCTCACTTAAGTCTACTCTATCGGGCATTGATGGCCTTTGGATTGAAGAGGGCGAAGACGTTTCAGCTAATACGCTTAGGGTTCTTACCGCCTCTGTTCGATTAAACGCTAAAGACTCTCAACGGCTTATATCTGGTGAAGATGTCAAGATGCCAGAGATAATAATCACAATGAACCGCGGCGCCAGAACAGGTGCAATAGCTGAGAAGTGGCTAGAGCGTGCTGAGAAAGAGCTTCAAAGGTGCGGATATTATGAAGACGACCTAATAATGGTTGTTGAAATGAACTACACCGATATGCCACAAAGCTGGTTTAGGGCCTCGGGATTAGAAGAAGAAAGGCTAGACGATAAAGAAAAGCTAAGCACCGCGGCATACAGACATAAGTGGTTAGGTGATTACTTAGACGAAGTGGAGAACTCTATCATAAAGCCTGAATGGTTTGAGGCGGCTATCGATGCGCATAAGCTGGAACACTTAAAGGAGGTGTTTAAACCTTACGGCGCCAAGGTAGCTGCACATGATTGTTCTGATACTGGTAACGATCCTAAAAGCTACGTGTTAAGGCATGGGTCTATACTTCAAAAGGTTAAGGAAAAGACTACCGGTGAAATTGACGAAGGTTGTGATTGGGCAACTAACCTAGCTATTGCTGATGGTGCCGACCTATTTGTATGGGATGGCGACGGTATGGGCGCAGGGCTTAAGCGCCAAGTATCAGGTGCCTTTGCCGGTACTCGCGTTGATTACCAAATGTTTAGAGGTTCTCTATCGGGTAGTGCTCAAGATAATGCAGAGGAAATATACTTACCTGTCGAGGGTGAGGACCGCGGCAAAGCTAAGATGCATAAGGAAGCGTTCTTAAATAACCGTGCTCAGTACTATATAAAACTTGCTGATATGTATTTCAACACTTACAAGTGTGTCGTCAAGGGTCAATATATAGCGCCAGAGTTAATGATAAGCATTGATTCTGATGGCGTAGAGAATATGAACGCATTTAGATCGGAGACTTGTCGCATACCTAGAAAGCCAAACCCTAAAGGCTTACATCAGATAATGAGTAAACAGGAAATGAAAAGGCTAGGTATTGATTCGCCTAATTTAACTGATGGCTCTATGATGTGCTTGGTAAATCCTGTTATTGTGGAAGTACAGGAAAAGCTACCCCAAGGCCGTAAAAGACACAGAGCATAATTCACAAAATAAATGATAGTTGTTTTATATATCATTGATGTTTATAATTCATGGCAATTATAACGTTCTCAGGTCCCATACATGCCTAAAATGAATGACACAGAATTATCTTCTATAGTCGGCACTCTTTTAAATGATACGACTAGCTATAATTCCGAGTTTATGGGAGATAATGAGGACTACCTAAAGCGATATAATCAAGAATGTTACGGAGACGAAGAGACTGGATACTCTCAGGTCGTCGCCTCTGATGTTCGTGATATTGTTGATTCCGATATGACCAGCATGGTTAGAGTCTTTCTTGGTTCTGGTGATGTCATGGTATTTGATGCCTTAAGCGATGATGAGGCAGAAGTAGAGGAAGCTTTAGAAAAGACAGAGCTAGTTAACTGGATGGTTCTTCAAAGACCTTCAGCCTATAACACTATCCACGGATTCCTTAAAGATGCTGAGATACAGAAAATGGGCGTCGTCCATTACTTTATCGATACTGTAAGGACTACCCGAGAAGAGTTAATAAAAGATCAGACCGCAAAATCTATCCACGTTTTCATGGAGAACATGAAAGAAAAGGATAAGTCAATAGAAAGAGTTGACATTGTAGAGAAGGAACCCTTAAAAGATGAGGGAAAGTTTCATTTCAGATTGCGCGTAACTGTTTCAAATAAAGAATTGATAATAAAGAATATCCCCACTGAAGACTTTTTGTTAACTACCGGCTCAGCTTGCCTTGATGATGCGTCGGCTGTAGGCCATCAAACCTCTATCACTAGAAGCGAGTTAGTAGCTAGCGGAATGAGCGAAGAGGAAGTTAATAAATTCCCTGCATCTTCTGATAATGGTGATAATTCAGGTCAAACAGGCGGCAATCAATCGAACAACATGAAGGAGATCCGCTGGAGAGATGAGGGCGGTGCGGTTGTAGATGCAGAATCCTTTACTGAGTGGTCACAGGAAAAAGTTGATCATGTTCTATTATTCGCATTAGTTGATTACGATGGCGACGGAATAGCAGAGCGTAGACGTATTGTTAAGATTGGTGAAACTATCACCGAAAACGAGCCTTACGACCATATACCTTACGCTGTGACTTCATGCATTATTGAGCCCCACAAAGCTATAGGCAATGGTAGAGCGTCTTTAGTAATGCAGGACCAGTCTATCAATACAGAATTAGAGCGCGGTATGCTCGACAATATTTATGACGTTAGTAACCCGAGATCACTGCTTGGCGACGGCGTTAATACTGACGACTTTCTCGATGATAAGAGAAATGGCGCGGTAAGAATGAAGGCTAATAGTACGCACTCTGCTAGAGATTCTATTATCCCAATACCAGTACAGTACGTTGGTGGCGAGATAATGCAGGTTAAGCAGTCTAGAGACCAGTCTAAGGCGTCTAGAACAGGAACCATGCTAGATTCTCAAGGCTTAGAAGCTGACCAGCTACACCAAGAAACAGCAACTAGGTTTACAGGTATAGAGAGAGCTAACGAGGCTAAGATAGAATTAGTCGCTCGTAATCATGCAGAGGTTGGCTTTAGAAAGTTATTTGATGGCGTTGCGTGGACTCTACAGAGATTCATGGACCGAGTAATAAGAGTTAAGATTAACGGTAAGCCTATCAGCGTTAACCCTTCAGAATGGGAGTTTGAAACCGTTACTAAATCTCAAGTCGGATTAGGCGCTGGAGCTGGTGACAAGGCGGTAAATCAACTGTCAGGCATATACTCCATTCAGCAGCAGTTAAAAGCTACAGGCTCTTTGCTAGTAGATGATCAAGACTTATACAACACACTAGACCAGATGGTGCAGGCATTAGGATATTCAAATACTTCTGACTTCTTTAACGATCCTTCAGCACCACAAGAATTAATATTCGCTCAGTTGCAACAAGTAACGGCGGCACTGCAAGAATCTCAAGCCATGCTTGACCAGTTATCACAGCAAAATCCACTTAAAGAAGCTGAAATGGTTAAAGCTCAAGCATCACTAATCACCGCTCAAAGTAAAGGCGATGTAGAGCTGATTAAGGCTCAGGCTAATAAAGATGTTAAAGAGATGGAAATGCTACAAAAGACAGCTATCCACGAGTCAGACCAGACATTTAAGTACACGCAACTAGAAGTAGAAAATAACGTTGACATACCGACTAAGGGCGTAAATGGATAATAAAGTAAGAGAGATACAACTTCTTAAAGAAGCTAGAGAAGGTGATGAAGCAAAGGCTTTTGTGTTTAACCCGCTATGGATTGAAACGATAGCCGAGATGGAATCAATGTATCTGAGAAGCATTAAGAGCAATAAATGGCTTGATATGCTTGACAGAAAAAACATTATCGAAGCCGGTCGAAGGATACAGGTTTTAGATGATATTAAATGCTTTATAGAGAACAAAATAACCACGGGTGAAGAAGCCCATAAGCGACTTGAGGCCAATAGAAATGGAAGCAAACAACGCAGAGCTTAGTACAGAACAAGTAACGAATCAGGAAACAGCAACGGATACTGTAGCCAGTACAACCAATGTTAGTTCCATAGATGCGGGTGATACCGCAAAGGGTGAGCAATCGTCCAGTGAAGTTAGCAAGGATCAAAGTAGCAATGTTGAGAACCTTTTTTACGATATACAAGGTGAAGAAGTAAGTCACGATACTGTTATGGGCTGGAAAAACGGCCATATGATGCAGTCTGATTTTACAAAAAAGTCGCAATTAAACGCAGAGGAAAGGAAAGGCTTGGAGGCTAAACATGTATTAGCTGATGAGAAGATTGCTAGCCTTAGCGACTCTATCGAAAAGGTTAGGGCTTTTATTAAAGAGGAGTCCACAAGCGAAGAGTTAGAGGATTTGCGCGATACTGACATGGCCGAATGGTCAAGACGTAAAGAGGCTATTGCAAAAAAAGAAAAAGAGGTTGAACAAGCTGATAAAGACTTGAAAGCCATGCAAGAAAGTGAGAACCAAGAGCGTGCTTTAGTAGAGCATCAACTCTTCAGGGATTCACAGCCATCGTGGGTAGACCAGAAAGTTATGGATGCCGACTTAGCATTGATTGAAAGTTATGTGAAGGATTCTGAATTTTCACCTGAAGATTTTAATTCTCTGCAAACGCATAAATTAATGAATATGGCTCTCGATGCGTCAAGATATAGAAAGCTACAAGGGGAGGCAACAGAGACAGAGAAACAAGTCCGAGATGCGCCAAATGTAGTTAAGGCTACTGTCAAAAAAACTAAACCAAAGGGCAAAGCTCGTTCTTTATACAGCTAACCCTTTATCTATGGTAATTAACTAAGGTGAAATTAAAATGGCAACTTTAAGTACTACAAATCCTACTATGATGGATTGGGCCAAGACCCGAGATCCAGACGGTAGCACTTCTCAGATCATTGAGATGCTTTCTCAAAAGAACCGTATGTTAGACGATATGGTAATTAAAGAAGGTAACACACCAACTGGCGAGCAAGTAACTTTGCGCACTGGATTGGCTACAGCTTCTTTTAGAGAGCTTAACCAAGGTACAGCAGCAACTAAATCGACAACTGCGCAAGTAACCGAGAATGCAGCTATTCTTGTTAGTCGCTCACATGTTGATGAAGATATTGCAAACCTAGAGGACGACCTATCAGCTTATAGAATGTCTATGGCTCGCGGTCACATGCAAGGCATGAGCAACACACAAGCCACTACAATGGTTTATGGCTCTGCTGCTAACCCTGAAGAGTATGTAGGTTTTAATAACCGCTATAACTCTTTAACTGGTGATGCTAACAGTGATAACGTTTTAAGTGCTGGCGGCTCTGGCTCTGATAACATGTCTATCTTGTTAGTTAACTGGTCTACTGATGGCGTCTACACTTTCTTTCCTAAAGGTTCTGATGTTGGTTTAACTCATCAAGATCTAGGCTTGGACGATGTTGACGATGCAAGTGGTAACCCTTTCCGAGCTTATAAAGATTTATATAAGTGGAAGTTAGGTCTTGCTGTTGCTGATTGGCGTGATGCTGTTCGTATTTGTAATATCGACAATTCTGATTTGGTCAATTTAACAGGTACTCAGGCAATTACAGCTAGCACAGCTATCCATAAGCAAATGGCTAAAGCTCTTGATCATATCCCTGATATTTCAAGTGGTCGCCCTGCGTTTTACGTTAACCGTACTGTTGCTAGTAATCTTCGTATTGCTGCTATGGATACTTCTAACGGCGCCGTAACCATCGAGCCAGCTATTAACCAGTTCGGTAAAAACATCCACCAGCTAATGTATCTAGGCACTCCTGTTCGTCTTATGGACGCACTAACAATCGCCGAAGCTACAGTATCTTAAGGAGATATTAAAATGTATATTGATAACCTTTTAAAACTTAGTGACGCTCAAGCGTTAACCGCAACCGCTGTTGCAACTAATGTTGTTGATTTGGGCGTAGCTCGATCAGTCGGCAATGGTGAGCCCATGGCTGTTGTATTTAGTGTTGGCGTTGCTGCTGACGTAGCAGATGGCGACGAGGATTATACTTTTGATGTTAAGTATAGCTCTAACGCTGCCCAAACTGCTGGCGAGCAATTAATGTCTAGACGTATCTTTGAATCAGGAACTCCCGCCGCACCTGCGCAGGATGCTGATTTATTGGTAGCTGGATTTTTATTCGCTATGCCATTACCTCCAACAACTTTAGACGAAGATGGTCAGTTTCTAGGTGTGGAATACACCTTAGCTGGCACTACTCCTTCGATTACAGTTGATTGTTGGATTGCACCATTAAAGGACGTTGAACAGTATGTTTCTTATGCTGATAACGTTACTATTGGTTAGTAAGTAAATTAGAAAAGCCCTCAGCAATGGGGGCTAATCTTAAGGATTATTATGTTAGTAACTGCGATTAAGAGAGGTTTTTTCGGTGGTCAATACCGGAAAGAGGGCGATAAGTTTGAATGCCCAACAGAAAAAGAATTTAGTGAAAACTGGATGTCTAAAGAAGACGACTTCGAGCCTGAAGTATTAGACAACAGCGAAGCAACAAAAGGCGAAGAGATTAAGCGCGAGTCTTTAGAGGTTCCCGACTTAACCAATAAGCCTAAGCGAAAGCGAAGAACACCGGCAGAAATGGCAGCGGCTAGAGCAAAAGAAGAAGCGGCTAAAAAAGAGAAATAACTCATGGCTTTAGCAAATTTTTCAGATTTGAAAGCATCTATAAAGAAATGGTCTAAGCGTGAAGACGTTGACGACCTTATACCTGACTTTATAGCTATATGCGAGAATCAGATATATTCTAATACTACCGAGCCATTGCGTGTTGGTAGTATGGTCCAGACTTCTGTTGGTGCCACTAGCGCATCGGTTAGAACTCAAGCTAAGCCCACAGGTTATTTAGAGGTTCGCCGCTATGACTTTGAAATATCCGGCCAAAGACCATCTATACACTATGTAACGCCAACAAAAATGAATATTCGTGATGGTTCTGGCTTACCGGCCACTTACACTATCACCTCTCAAATTGAATACGATATTCAGCCAGACCAAGTTTATGTAACCAATATGATTTACTACGGCAAACTAACTGCTTTAAGTGACTCTAATACTACTAACTCAATACTTACAGATAGCGCAGAAATTTACCTTTACGGATCTTTAATGGCCTTATTCCAATGGGCTGAAGATGATGAGCAATCTATTAAGTATCAGAATCTATTCTTTCAAGCTATACACGGCGCCAATTCCGCTGATAGTGCAGGCAATATCGGCGTAGCTACTCAAAAGCAACGATGGGGGCGCAATCCTTAATGCCTTTCCAGAACGTACCACTTAGCATAATAGGCGGCACTAGCCAGAATAGAAGCCATCAGGCTAATAACCAGCTTACTAAAAATTGGTATCCCGAGTTGACACCTAGCGGCGTTGCCCCTGCTGTATTATTGCCGTGGCTTGGATCTAGCGCCCTTGGATCTAATGCGGTTGGAACTGATCGAGGTACGCACGAATTCAACGGCGTTTTATATCATGTCGTTGACCAGACTCTTTATTCGGTTAACTCCTCCGGTGGTAGAGTATCCATAGGAACCATTGACGGAACCCAGCGCTGTATATTTTCTAATAGCGTTGTTGGGTCACTTGATCAGATGGTTATTGCAGCGGGCAAGATATACACCTATGACGGCACAACATTAACAGAAACATCCCTATTTGCTGACTCAGTAACTTATTTAAACTCTAAATCTATTTACCCTGATGGCGGCTTTAACTTCGCTGTGAGTGGTGCAGGCGGACCCGCTGACATTACAAGCACCGGAAGTGCAGAAAGCTCCACAGATGATTTGCTTAGGCCGTATGCGTTTAATCAGTGGGTTTACATGTTTGGAATCGAAACTATAGAGCCTTTTTATGATTCTGGAGCAACAACCGGAACACCTTTAGCTAGAATAGATAACTCTATAATGCAGAAAGGCTTAGGAGGTCTTTATACTATAGCTAATACAGATCAAGCCTTATATTTTCTAGGAGATGATTCAAACGTATACAAGATAATCCAAAGCCAGTTAACTAACATTACACCCCCTGATATTGTTAACAGTATAAAGGATAAGAACAAAACAACAGCTTATGCGTTCACTATTATTATTAACGGCCAAGATTTTTATATCCTACAATTTAGCACGGGGTTAACTTATGCTTATAGCGAGCAGATAAATGAATGGTTTAATTTATCTACCGGAACGGGCGATGATCCTTACTTAGCGGTCTCATATACTCGCGCATACAATAAACACATTGCAGTAGATTACAGAACAGGTAAGACAATAGAGCTAAGCTTTGATGCTTTCGACGATTTAGGCGAAACAATACAAAGACGCAGAGTTTTACCACCTCTAACATCTGTCAATTTAGGTGCTGGAACTGGAAAAAGACTTAAAATGTCTCGCGTTTATTTCTCTCTTCAAACTGGCCAAGGATTAGCTAGCGGTCAAGGTTCGGACCCTAGAATAATGGTAGAGTATTCCATAGATGGCGGCGAAACATTTTCAACCGAGCAATGGGTTAAGTTCGGCAAGCTTGGGCAGTATTTATTAAAAGTTAAGTTTGACGCAATGGTCAGTTTTTACGAGATAACCTTTCGGATAACTGTATCAGACCCAGTATTCTGCTCACTACATGACGCTTCTATAGATGTTAAAGCGGGGGGTTACTAATGGCTAACGTCAATCCATCCCCAATAAGACCGCCAAGAAAGTGGCTTGATGATAAGGAAATTAGTAAGGATGTCCAAGATTTATATTTTTTCATTTATCAGCTATTGCAGAGAACGGGCGGCGGCGTTGATATAATCGAGAAAAACCAAATAAACATTGATAATAATGAGGTAAGCATTTTCCTTCTTGATCAGTTTAGGGCTAGTACTCAGCCACAGATAAACGACATTAGGGCGAAGATAGGGAGCGGTGACTTTCTAACAAGTGATGAAACAGGTTTTACAGTAGATTCAACAAGATTATCCGTGGATATGACAGAGAGCTAGCATGGCACAAGAAATTATTAATGTAGGAGTAGAAGCCAACGATAGGACGGGGGATACTTGGCGCGAAGCGTTTATAAAGGTCAACAATAATACTGCCGAGCTATTCGGCAGTAACTTAACCGAGAGGGTTATTGTCAGCGAAGCTTCAGACTTATCAGGAATACTTGACAGCACTAAAGAGTATTTTATTGATGGTATTATTGATATGGGGAGCCAATCAATAGCCGTTCCTGCTGGCGGGCTAAACCTATCGGGCTATAATTTTAACTTATCTCAGTTAGTGTCAACCGCTGATTCTTATACCATGTTTACCTCCCCTATTGGCGGATCTGGTGATTTTCTTGGCAACAATTATGCTGTTGATGTTTCTGGGTTAGGATCTAAAGTTTACGATATTACCGATGCGACAGGTGACAATTCTTTTGAGTTTTATCGAATAAACTATAATAATTGCTCATCGCTTGGCACTATTTCAGGATATAGACAGGGTTTAGAAACTGGCACTGGTCGATTCGGCGGAAAGCCAGAATTAACACTCGCAGGCACTTGGTCAGGTGGTTATTTTATTGACACTTCTATAGTGAGAAGCTTAGACGATGGCGCTTATACACTGTTTAAATCAGGCGCTAGTTTCAGCATGGCTTCTCGATTTAGAACTAATCAGAATACAGACCTTCCCGCTAGCGCTAGTTTTTTAGACTTCTCATCTTCCGACTTTGTTAGCTCGTCAACGGTGCAGCTTGAAGGATGCATTATAACTAGAGATGGCGTATTTAATGCTAATGACTCAAATCTTACGCCTAATATATCAGCCTCTGATTTAGTTTGTGCGTGGTCATCAAATAATGGATTGCCTAATACTTTTGTTGGTGGTGAGTTGATAGTAACCTCAGAATTAACCACTAGCATAGGGACAAGCGGCGTATTTGTTGATCTGGATGGCACTTTTACCGCAAATGATTTGCAGCATTTTGATTCGCCTTCGAATGGTCATATGAGGCATTTAGGATCATCACCAAGAGAATATACGCTGTCCGGACAAATTGTTCTTGATAGCGGTGGTAATAATGTTGTTGATTTAAAGGTGGTCATATTTAGAGATGCAACGGCTAGCTTTGAAGATGCGAAAACTCAAACTAGAGTCATTAACAATCTACAGGGCGGGCGGGATGTCGGATATTTTGATATTACTGACAATATAACCCTTAACACTAATGATTATGTAAAACTTCAGGTTGCCAACATGTCAGGCACCACTAATATCACAGCAGAACTAGATTCTTTTTTTATTGTCGGGGCGAGATAATGCCAAACGATAGCGCCTTAATTAAAAACGCAACAATATCAGCAGCGGATACGATAACTATTCTCTATGTGTCGCCAGCATCAAGCGACGGCACGGTGATAAGATCCCTAACTGTTAGCAACAATTCGCCAGCTAGCTCAAGTTACAAGGCGTATATTTACGACTCGGACGGGGTTTCTGTGTCGGCAATAGTTCCAATGAAAGTGGTGGTTAAAGATAAGTTTGATTCTGCATCTTCAGCGGTTAATCAAACAATACCAGCAGGCGGAACTTTAAGAGCAGAAAATAGCACGGCAGACGCGTTAAACTTTTATATGTCAGGCCTCGAGCAAGTGAAAAGGGATTAAAGTTGTAAAATGAAGCGGTTATAGTAGAATAGAGAGCACATCGGACACTCTAAGTACAACCGCTTGTAAACTAATTTTTATAGGTGGTTGGCAATGGGTTTTTTAAGTGATTTCGTTGGGGGCATAACTGGTAGTAGCGCGGCGGGTGCGGCGACTAGAGGCGGTCAACAATTATCCCAAGCGGCTTTAGATGCTGCTACAGCCAGAGAGGGCGGAATAACGGCAGGGTTAACCGCTCAAGAGGGTTTAGGCCGCGAGGGATTAGATATTCTAACCGGCGGATTAAAGCCTTTCATGCTAGAAGGTGGAGACCCTTTTGTTTCAAATCTTCGCGGCTTATCTTCAGATCCTAGTCAGCAAGTAGATTTCCTTCAAGGTAATCCGCTATTCAATGCTTTAAGAGGTCAAGCCAGAGAGGACACATTTAGAACTCAATCCGCTAGCGGCACTCTAGGTGGTAGTGGTACTGATGAAATACTAGAAAACAGATTCTTATCTATTGGTAATGACTTAATTAACCAGCAAATTAATAGGCAAATTCCTTTGCTTCAATCTGCACAGCAGGCCGGTACTGCTTTTGGTACTGGGGGCGCAAACATCCTACAGAATCTTGGCCAATCTCAGTTATTAGGACAGCAAGGTATTGGTGAGGCTCAAGCAGGCGGGCTAGAGCAATCAGCTCAAGCTTTAGCTACTGGTCGAATAGGCGCGGCAAACGCTAGAGCTGGTGGAGTTCAAAATATACTAGGGCTTGGATCTGCTGCTTTATCTGGTGGTCTAGGCGGCGGCTTAGCTGGTGCTGCTGGCGGTATAGCTTCTTTATTCTCGGATGAGCGATTAAAAACCAACATTGAAAAGATCGGATCTAAAAACGGTATTAATGTTTATAGCTGGAACTGGAACGATATAGCCGGTGATATTGGTTTAACTGGCAAAGGTCATGGCCATATAGCTCAGCAGGTTCAAGAGGTTTATCCAGAATTAATATCTAAGCACGATAACGGCTATCTAATGATTAACTACTCAACAGATAAAACAGTGAGCTTAAACTAATGCCAATAGATCCAAATGTTTTATTAAGAGGAATTGTCCCTGATGCGGTCGGAGCGGCTTCACGTGGATTTGATCTAGGAAACGCCATTAGAAACGCACCATTACTAAGGCAGCAAAGAGAGCAGGCATTAGCAGCTGGCGAGCAAAAAGCTCAGTCAGAAAAACTAAAGCAAGGCCAAAACGAGGCTTTGGTAGCATTTCAGCTATTCGGCAACGAGCCTATTACTCAAGATAATTACAGCCAAGCCATTTCCCTAGCTGCTGCTCAGGGTCTACAGATAGACGACAAAGAAAGAATGCCAAGCCCTGAAAATATATCGATGTTTAATCAGGTTGTACAAGCCGGTGGACAATTGGCTCAGGGTTCTGGTCGCGGTGGACTAGCTAGCGCCACAACAACAACTTGGAAAAATGGAACTACCCTTTTTAATCTTCCTAACGGTTCTCAAAGGTTAGTTTTTCAAGGCAGAGAGATAACAGACCCTGCTGAAATTGATAGAACAATAAAAGCTGCAAATAAAAGCGGATTAATTCAGGCTGGACAAAAAGAATTTACCAAGGCTCAGCAAAAAGCTTTAGGAGCTGCAAAAGGCGGCGAAGAAGTGTTAGATATAACCGCAGACATCGCGGAGGAAACAGCGGCGGCTACTCAAAGAGGAAAGGCTAGAATTAAGTTGGCAACCGATCCCGAGATAGCAAAGTCAGTCGCAAAAGCTAGAGCTGAAGGCGTTACGGAAGCGGACGACATAGAAAGACTTTCTAACTTGGATGCTAATATGACCGGATTGCTTGATGTTGTTGGCAACCTAAAAGAGCTTGGTCAAAAATCTACCTTCACAATGAAAGGCAGGGCATTTGATGCCGTTACCAGAGAGCTAGGATTTAATGTAGGTGAGGGCGCTAATGCTAGAGCTAAGTTTATCGCTGTTATTGATAACCAGATTTTACCTTTGCTTAAGCAAACTTTCGGTGCTGCATTTACCTTTCAAGAGGGTCAGTCACTTAAGAAGACTTTAGGTGATCCAAACGCAAGCCCAAGCGAAAAAAACGCCCAGCTTGACGCCTTTATTGAAGGAAAGTTTAGAGAGGCGCAGGCTGCTAGAGAAAAGCTAGGAATTGAAGCGCCAGCAGCGGCGGATGACGTTGTCGTTACTGAATTATCAGACGAGGAATTATTTAGATAATGGCGACTACTAAAGAAAAATGGCAAGAAATAGCTAATAGAGGTTTGCAAGATAACTTTGACCCAACTACTCGCGCCAAATTTGACGAGGCCGTTAACCGTGGGCTAATAACTGTTCCAGATACTCAAGGGTTTGTAAGTGCAGCCGGTGAAACTGCTAGAACTATTGGACAAAGCGCATTAGCTGAGGCTGGTTCTGGATTGGCTGGATTATTAGAGCTTGCTAAAACTCAAGATCCTATAGCGGCCGAGAACGCTATTAAACAATTTCAATCTGGATTTGCAGCACCGGAACCTAGCGCTAGATCACAGGAGCAATTGCAAGATATTGGCGGCGTAGTTGAATCAGTAATGAGCGCGGCTAATATACCTTTGTCTGGTATTGCTGGATTAACTGAATTAGCTACTGGCCAAGGGTTACCGCAAGCTATAGAAACTATTGAAGATGTTCAAGCTAGGGGATTAGGAAAAGCAGCGGGTGAAAGAGTATTAGAGGAAACAGGAAGCCCATTAGCCGCCACTGTTGCAGAGATAGCCCCTACAGCAATATTAGACGTTGCAGGGCTTGGCGCAGCTAGACCGTTAACTAGATTAGCTACCGGTGAAAATATAGCTCAGGGCGCAAGACAAGCTGCTGATGTGGCGGCACCTGTAGCTAGAGAAGCTATTCAAGCTGGCGAAGATATTACCAAGGCTGTATTTGATTTCCAAACACCAGCTAAACAGAGAGTAGCCGAACTAATAAGAGAGGGTGCGGGCGACATCGATACAGCTAAGTTTGTATTGACCGAAACCGGAAAAGTTAAGGCTGATAAGCTGGCTAGCGAAACTATTAGGCAGGGTTTTGATGAAGCCATTATAGCCACAGTTAAGACAGCATCGAAAGCCGATAAAATAAAGATGAATAAAATGGCTAACATCATGGAAAAGGGTAAGCGCAATGCTAGATTTGCTGCTGAGAATCGCCCTAGTGATGTTGTTGGTGACACCTTATTATCCAAAGTTAAGGTTATTAGAGGCGCTAACTTAGCGGCTGGTAAAAGTATCGATAAGGTAGCTCAAACCTTAAAAGGTAAAGAAATAGATATTTCTGCTGCTGTTGATGATTTCGCTAGCAGCTTAGATAACTTGGGCGTTCAGCTAGTTGATGATGGCAAAGGCGGCTTTAAACCTGATTTCGAATTATCCCAATTAGCGGCTGGTGATAGAGGTCCGTTAAAAGAAGTTATTAGGCAGATGAATATTAGAGGCGCGGCCGGTGTTGATGGCTTTGCGGCTCATAGAATGAAACGCCTTATTGATAATAATGTCACTTTCGGAAAAACTAAGACCGGTTTAAGTGGTGATGCTGAAAGAGCTTTGAAATCATTTAGAGCTAATCTTGACGCTTCACTAGACAATACTTTTCCAGCTTATGATAAGGCGAATATTGCTTATGCTGACACTATCGGAGCACTTGATTCAATACAGAGCGCGCTAGGAACCAAGTTAGACCTTAAAGGGCCTCAAGCAGATAAAGCCTTGGGAACAAAATTAAGAGGCTTGCTGAGCAACAACGCAACACGGGTTAATCTACTGGACGCTACAAAAGAGATAGAGTCGGTAGCTAAAAAGCATGGTGCTAAGGGTAAACTTTTGGTAGAGGGTAAAGGTTTAGGTAGTGACGACCTTTTAAATCAAATACTTTTTGTTGATGAATTGGATTCTCGCTTTGGCCCTGTGGCTAGGACATCATTCCAAGGTCAGATAGATCAAGCAGCGCAGAGAGGTGTTAGCGCATTAACTGAGGCCAAAGTTAGTCCTGTTACAGCAGCTATAAAAGGCGCGGCTAGTATAGCGGAGAAGTTTAGAGGAATTAACGACGACAACGCATTTAAAGCAATTAAAGACTTACTAAAGTAGAGATAAAACAATGTCATCAAAAATAGAAGCAACAGAAGTAACCAGTGGTTCGACTTACACTTGGCCCACAGACGGTAACGGTTCTGATATTAGCATATACAGGGACCATACAATCCAAGTAACTAGCGCCGGTTCTGGTGTTGGCACTATTACAGCTGATTTAGGTAATGGCGTTTATGTAGCTGTAGCGGCTTTGTCTGCTCCAGACTATGATACTTACCTGCTTCCAAATTGCGCCGGAATAAAAGTGGCTGCTAGTGTTGCTGACATCGTTTTATCAATTAAATCATTTTCTAGCACCGAGAAATAATGGCTTACCCTAAGACATACCCCAAAGTATTAACTAAGGCTTATCCTAAGGTCATAGGCGCTATTAACTCTTTTGATATAGAGATTGATACCACTAAGACCGAGGTAGGCAGTAGCACGTCATCCACTGTTATATTGCCACTAGTTAGCGGCCTAGCTTACGACTTCAATATTGACTGGGGTGATTCTCTAGTAGAAAGCTATGATAGTTCTTCACTTGCCAGTATCACTAGAACTTATTCAGCCTCGGGTGTATATACGATTAAGATATGGGGAACGTTCCCACGAATTAATTATAATAACAGTTCTGCAAACGACAAACTGAAGATTACCAAAATTAAAAACTGGGGGATTATTGAATGGTCCAGTCTTCAAACTGCCTTTTTTGGATGCGCGAACCTAGTGGCTGATTATGCAGACTTTCCCAACCTATCCGCTGTCACAAACACAAACACCGCATTTAGAAACGCCGTCTTGTGGAATGGTGATTTATCTAGCACTAATATGGATCTAGTTGTTGATGCTGGGAATATGTATTATGGTGCATCGGCATTTAACCAGCCGTTTCCAAATATGCCGTCGGTCATAGTTTTAAATAACACCCTAAGAAATACGCCGTTCAACCAGAATATAGACAACCTAACCATGCTAAACGTCACATCGGCAATAAATTTCATGAGCGGCAATACGGGATTTAGTCAGGAAAATTATGACTCATGGCTTGGTGTCGTTGATAATACGAACGTTAATTCATCAGTTACAGCACATTTCGATTCAGCAACTTATACCGACACAAGCGGACATGACTGGCTTGCAACCACTAAAAGTTGGTCAATTACTGACGGCGGCGCAGCATAATTAATTTAATAAGGTGATAAAAAATGACAACTTGGATACCTATAAGCGGCGTAGTTCCACAGTCAACTAAGGATGGGAATCAAGCCAATGGTATGGTGCTAAAGTTCTATGAAGTTGGAACTGTTACGCCTTTGGCCGTGTCGACTAATGGAACCGGATCGCCAACCACTACAGAATTTTTATTAGATACTCAGGGCTACACAACTCTAAGCTCTATTATCGTTATACCTCACGTAAGTTCAGAATATAAAGAGGTTTTATACTTAAATCAGGTAGATGCAGATGCAGACGATACTGGTAGCGCCGTTTATGAAATTGATAATATTTCTCTAGGTAATGTGTTTAGACCTTTTTTTTCTGACTTTGACAATCTAGCGGCGGCAATTGCCGACGTTGATGGGATTGCGGTTTTAGGCACATTTATAAGAACTGGAGAATATATTGCCGGGAGCGGGATAGGTGGGGGTACATACGAAGTGGTTTCAGTCAATCCTTTATTTAATTTAATTAACCCCGCTAAAACAGACGGGAGCGGAAACTTTTTAAAACTGGTTAGCTTCGACGTCATAACTCCCGCTCTTGCTGGGTGCTCTTTCGACGGAACAACAAACTATGCCGCAAATTTTGCTGATCTGTTCGATTTTTCAGCGGCTAACAATTACACCATTGACGGACAGCACCAAACCTATCAAATAAACTCTACCATAGACGTTTCCAATACATCCGTAATCAACATGAATGTTATCGGAGTGTCAACCGTAGATTGCTTTAGGGTAGAGGTAGAAGACGCCTCTTTCTATTGCAATAAGCTAACGATAAGCACCGCTAAGCGCGCTCTAAGCTCTATAATTGGGCTGGAGGACATGACCAATCTAAAATTGATTGATTATAGTGCTGATGGCGTGAGGCTAGGTGCCTTCTTTCAAAATAGTTTCGTTTCTGTAGAAGTAAGGGGGGGTGTAATATCTAACGTTGGCGGTGCCGACCTAACCGCTGATCCTGTAATAGGACTTCAATTCGGTAACTTTGCAGGCGGTGCGGCAGAGGCTGATTTTAGAATAGCAAAGGATTTGATTGTTACTGATGTAACTATGACCGATGTTATCTATACCGGAACACTTACCAATAACGAAGTGCATGGGATTATATGCTACGGTGAAAACTTAATAATTACAGACAATATAATCAATAATGTTACGCGGGCAAACATGCCCGATAACGAGAATGACGCAGGGTGTGAGGGTATTTATACCAAGGCTTTAAGATCCACTATTATAAGCAATAATATTGTTGTTGATGCTGGTTTACGTGACGCAGCTATTACAATGAAAAGACCTTCAGCTACAGTAGCCTATCCAGAGGACTACTACATCATAACCGACAATAAAATTAAATTTGTTGCTGATGAAAGTAGACAATGCGGGGGCATTATATCATTCGCGCCAGCTATAATCTCAGGTAACACCGTCGAGGGCGGCACTTATTATGCTATCCGCGTATCTGGTGAATTAGCGAATAGATCCACAATTAAAGATAATACGATTTTAAATCATAAATATTTTTCAGCGATTCGAGTAGCTGGCGACGATATAGTTATTAGGGATAATGATCTAATAAATCCTATCGGAGATGTCAACGGGCTCATCACTGATTTAGATTTTATCACCCTTGAACCTGCTTCAACATTAGGCGCGTGCACGGTTTTAAGAAATACTTATACGGTAGGTACCCAATTAGATTCTGGCATACGGCCTAGACTGATAGAGTTTGATTATACTAGTGGAAAATACAACAGATTAGTAATTGACCAGAACACCCTTATAGACCAGCAATTTCCCAGCACGGATAATGGTAATGTTGGCGTTTTCGCTACAAATCACACAACAGGTATTGTTGAGGTTTTAGGAAATAATTTCGATTGCACTATTAATGGCCGTTTAATTCTTGGCGCGGTAGAAAATGAGGTTAAAACGGATTTTAGTTTTTATACCGCAATACCAACTAGTAACAATGCATATTGGAACGAGGGAGATATAGCCTATAATAATAACGTAGATGTCGCAGTTTCTAACGGGTGGGTCAACAGGACATCGGCGGGACAGTGGGTGGAACTGCCACCGCTAGAGCCTAATTTCTCCGCGAATGACGCTGTTTTAAATGACATATCTCAGGCAGTAAATACCACCGGTAAATTTGCGGGTAGGCTGGTATTCAACTCGAGTAGAGGATATATAGTTTTTGCCTCCGGTGCTGCTGCTGGCGACACTTGGAAAGCTATATGGCAAGAGAATGCAGTGGTTAACACACCTGTATAATGAACGAGTTAGAGCTTTCGCACCTCCTAATACCCATAGCTACTAAAATGGAAATAACGAATATAAATATCGACGTAGAAGCATAAAAATATGAGCTTATTATCAATATTCAAAGCCCCCGAAACGATAGATAAAGCCCTTGGCGCAGTTATAAGCGCGGGTGACGCATTAGCATACACCCCAGAAGAAAAAGCCGAGATGAAAAAGAAAATGGCTGAGATTCATCTTGATCATATTAAAGCTACGGCAGGCGAGAACAATCACACCTCAATAGCTCGACGATGGTTTGCAATGGCGGTTACGGGGCCGTTTATATTCCTAACATTAGGTAGCGCGATATTTGAAGCTTTCGGGAAAACTGACATAGCTAACCATTGGCAAGAATTAGCTATGTCAGATTATTCAAATCTGGTTCTTATGGTTGGTGTTTTTTACCTCGGGGCCCACGCGGCTAAAGCATTTAAAAGTTAAATAAGACGCTATAACGCACACCAATATAGATACGCTCATAAAGCATATTAGGGTTTTTAGCATTTCTTTTTATCGCTCTTTATCAAAGCCGTTAATTTATTGATTTGCTTATTCTTCTTGCGTGCTTCTTTGCGCTTTCGTCTATGCATCACATGGTCTCGATAATTTCTATATGCGGCCAATCCATAAACGATTGATCAGTTATATCCCCGTCATTATCCCAGTCACAACCGCACCGCAACACATAACCTTTAGTGTGGGCAATTCCGCGAACGATTCCGATAAGATGAGCAAAGCGCTCAATGTTATTCCAGTCAATCGGATATGGAGCAATATCGACCGCTTTAGATGGCATTTCGTTATGATTAGAATCAGGAAACTTTAATTTGCTTCTGCCTTCGTGGAATGCCTTGTTCTGCTCGCTCTCTCCTCTGTGGCCGCATAACACGGTGAAGTCGATAACCTTTATAGCTTCGTCTAAAACCTCCTGTAATCGCCTGTCACAGCTTAATAGGTTGTTCTTTGATCTTGTTCCAAATTTATACATTTACTCACCCTCTATCTATTAGTATTAGTTATTTGGTTTCTTCGACTGCTTTTTCTAAAAATATATTCATAGCGTTA